CGTTAAGACCTCCCTCATAACCATTGTTGATGATATCATCTTCCAAATGCTCAAGGTGTGTATTCTTGTCTTCAACAAGCATAGCTGGTGCATAATCTTTATATTTGTTCATATTACCACTTTGGAGTTTTTATAACCGTATAACCTGATATTTGTAAACCTAAAACATAAAGTATAGCTGATATACCTTTTTGTGCATATTCTATAAGTTTGTCCATAACTCTTTTTATTACATTTTCATAAAAACCTTTAACTGTATTAACAATTTTATCTTTTATGTTACTAAAAAATCCTTCTTGAAGCATTCTTTGTTTAAGCATATCATATTCTTCATTTAAAATTGTATCAAAATCTTTCTCTAAATCATAACTGGCTGCTAATCCAAGTTTTGGATATTTACTTCTTCCACTACCTTTAAAACTTACACTAACTTTATCACACAAGTTAGCATTAGCCATTGACCATTTATGTACACCCTCTAATTTTTTTACTCCTTTATTATGAAAAACTAACATTTTATTTGCAACCGCTGTAATTGGTCCTGCATAATCACTACCACCAATAGCCTTGCCTGTAAATTTATACATTCCAGAAGCTGCTTCATACACTACCCATTTTTTTAAAGATTTGTTATTTGAAAACCAATTTGAAATCGTATTTTGCCAATCAAGTGTATCCATAGATGTTTTTATTAAATCAGCAACTTGTGCTTTTAATGCAGGTCCTGCCAAATCTTTTTTATCCACACTTTTTAAATATTTTTTACTAACGGTTACATCTCCAACTTTCACACCCCCCTCCATATAATCAGCAAAATAAGCATCCAATTCATTTCTTGATATCTGAGCTTTAGGATCAATAATATTATCACCTTTTACCATTGAAGTAGCACCTAATAATCCTAGTTCATCTTTCATATGCTTTTCAATATCACTATCTTTTATACTTTTATCATTAAGAATTTTTTTAATTTCGTCTGCTCTTCCACTTGCTTTAGATACATACCATTTTTTAAAATCACCTTTTCCTTTAGACACTTCAACATTTAAATCATTTCTTGAAGCCTTCAGCATTTTATCATTTAAAATTTTAAATATTTCCTTAAATTCCTTATCATTTGCGATATTTTGTTTTTCATTCTTTTCATAATGTTTGATTGCTCCTACAATCACACCGTTTGCTTCACCTGACTTAGCACTCATTAATTGAGCACCTTTTCCTGAATCACCAGATTTTTTTAATGAAAATCTAAATTTATTACTACCATATAAATCTGTTTTAGGAGTTGTGTCTGAAGCGGGTTTTGGATATTTTGTTTTTGAAGAACCGGCACCAGAATGAATCATAACACCACCTACATTAGATAGTTTACTGTCATTTACGACAGCCGTTCCGGTGTTTTGTAGAGATTTGCTGACTTTTTTCCAATTACTTGGACTTATTCCTGCAGCTTTGATAGGATCTTTATGATTTAATTTCTTATTATAAGCAACACAAATTGCCATTTCAGTATAAGTAGCATCAGCTGTTGATGCTTCTGATAGATATTGCTTAGTTTCGTTTAAAAATGTTTTAAATTCCTTCGACATCAATACTCCCATGTATAGTGTTGTTTATACTATAAAAGAACTATTTAGTCAAGCAGATACTTGGGAATGCCTCCATTTACACGCCATACCTGATTTTTATTGTGAAAATCTATAAATTCTTCAGCATCCTTCTCAAAATCAAAGGATTTAACTAATTCTTTTAGTTTTTTACCTGCCTGTTGAAAAACTTGAAACAATATATCTTTTTTGATTTTTTTTGTTTCTATTGTATAGGATACTTTATTCGTATGTGAAATCTGAAAACTTTTCGTATTTTTGTTCTGGTGTTTCTTCTTTCGTAATTTTATGTTCGACATATTTTTCCTCCTGTTCTGGTTGTATCAGATTTTGTGCTGCTTGTTCTATATCAAACAACTTCATCCTAGACCTATCAACACCTATAATAAATTTTCTATTCATTGTGAGGTCATTATATCTGTTCTTTAATTGTTTTACTAACATTTGTCCTGCTTTTTCTAATTCTTCACCAGATATTAAAGCAAACATAAAGTCCGCTGTAGCAGGTAAACCAAAACTTTCTGCTGTATCTTCCATTCCAACATCTGTGGACACAAATCCTGTTCTTGTTGTTTGCGTTGCTGTGACAATTGGCAAATCCAATTCTACTGCCAACCCTCTTAATTCTTCTGCAATTGCTTTTATGTAAGTATAACTGTTCACATTTGCACCTGCTTTAAACCTAGATGAAGCACAAATATTAATGTAATCAACAAATATGATATCTGGTTTGAATGTCCTCTTTAATGCCAACTCATTTACCAATGCTCGATAATGATTTGTACCTGCATTAGCAGTTGGATATTCTTTAATGATTAATGTACCTGTTGTTTTTGCCTGAAGTTGTACCACTTTATCCGTAAACATTTTTTTATTCAACATATGTAAATCTTCCATAGAAATATTAAGGAGGTTAGCATCTATTCTTTCTGCAATTCTTTCCTCTGCCATTTCCATAGTAATATACAATACATTTTTATTTTGGGATAAAGCAGCAGCTGCTTGATGGCACATAAATAATGTTTTACCAATACCTGTACCTGCAAGTGCTACATTTAATGTTTTTGGGGGAAGTCCACCTTTTGTAACTTTATTAAAAAAATCCAAATCAAAAGGTATTCTATTTTCTTTTTTGTGGTAATAATCAAATCTTTTTTCCGTATCACCCAAATAATCATGTCCTACTTGCCTATCAAAACTTACAGCAAGAGCGTCTGATAATATATCTGGTATCGCTTCTGGTGTATGTTTTGTATCTCTACCATCAATAATATGGATACCATCCATAATAGCATTATGTATAGCACGGTCTTTACAAAATTTTTCTGTTGTATTGACTAACCAATCTAAATCAACATCTTCTTTATTAAGAGTAGAAATTAAATCTACAATATTCTGATATTCCTTTTCATTTAAATCTTTTCGTTTACCTATGTCAATTTGTAAAGTTTCTTTTGTTGGCGTTTTATTATATTGAGATATGAATTTTTGTATTTCCGTGAAAATAATTTTTTCACTTCTATTCTCAAAATAATCTGCTTTAAGAAAAGGCAATACCTTACGAGTATATTCCTCATTATGGATTAAATTTTTAAGAGCTGTTCGTTCTATTCTTTCCGCTGTTACCATCCATATCCTTTTCTGTTTCTACTGCCAAAATATCACCAATAGTAGTTATAAAATCTTTACTGTTTATATCTTCACTATTAGGATTTTCATGAACATTATATTCAAATTTTAATCTCAACTTATCTGTTTCTTTATCCTCAATAAATTTCACTTTACCATAAGTATAAATTATACCCCTATATTGTCCTTCTTGTATATGGAAACCTGTATGTTCTTTTGTGGGATTTTCCACATAATTATATTTCGGCATTACCATAAGAAAACTCTTTTTGTGCAACCTCATCTATTTGTTTCAATATATCATCTGTAAAATATTTTTCTGGTTCATTATAAATTGTTTTAGCATACTGTTTAGTACCATCTGGTAATTCTATCCTTGTAGACACTTGTTTAAATATTCCGTGTTTGGTTGCCAAGTCAAGTAAACCATAATACCTATCTAAACCTTTATCATATCGCAATCTCACATCAACCAACATATTCTCTTTTGATAATCTGGATTTATGTGTTTTACAATGAATAATATTACCAACAACTTCCGTACCTTCTTTATCTTTTTTCCTTGATAAGTAAATAATTGAAGAAGCAGCATACTTTAATCCTGAACCACCTCCCATTTCTTTCATTGGCATATATGCACCAACAACATCATAAGTGTGGTTTGTAATTACCATAGGCACTTTAGCACGACCCAATTTTAAAGTCAACACTCTAAATGCGGCTTTCAACACTTGTGCTCTGGTCATATCTCTTGTTTCTTTTCCTTCGGCAGTATCTTCTACTTCTTTAGTGGTCGATAACATACCTAAACTATCCAAAACAAACAAAATAGGTTTTCTATCTGCCTCATCTTGATTAATATATTTTTCTAATACTGCTAATGATTGTGTTCTAAATTCTTGAACTGTAGTTACAGGCATAATTACCATCCGTTTGGAATCAACACCTCTATTTTCAATTAATGTTTTTGTTAATGCACTTTCACTTTCAAAGTAAATAACACCACCCTCTGGATGATTATCTAAAAAATGTTTACACATTCCCAATACAAAAAATGTTTTACCTGTTCCACTTTCACCAGCAAATGCTGTAATCTTGTTGGAAGGCATACCGCCATATATTGAACCAGATAATAAAGCATTAAAGATATGAGAACCTGTATCAATAAATTTATCTACATCTCCGGCTTCAACACCTTCACTCACTAAACTAGCGTATTCATTACCAGTTTCTTTTATTATCTGTTTTAAAAAATCAACCATCTTCTTTCACTTCCTGCTTTTTAGAATTTTCATATTTTCTAACTTGTAAAGTCAATTTGTCCCATAATTTACCTACCGTAGTCAATTCAGTACTTCTAATAGCACCTCGTTGAACAGAAGCATCTATAACTTTTAACATAGTTAAAAAATCCTCTTGTGTAATCACCTGCTCCTGTACTTTTTTTAATAACTCTTCCATTATATCACACTCCTTTCATAAAGTCAAGCCCAAACATATTGGTTATTAAATTGTATATTTTTTCTTGTTTCACACCACTTTTCATAATCTTCTCCTTCAATTCGCCAATCTGGATTATCTGGCACATAATTTTTTGGTACTGTTTGCCAATCCTTTTCTTCCATTACATAAAACATATCATCTATTATAGTTTCATCATCAGCATATGCTATCATACCACCACCAGTATCACCTGCCGCCTTTTGAACCTTATTGAATATCCCTCGCAACCAATCTTTTTGGTATTGTTTTTGCCGTTGATACTCGTAGAAAGGTTTTAATTTTTCATAATCACTTTTGCTTATCATCATTTAATATTTCTACACAATAAAATTCTAAATTTTCTTCTTTAATTGCTCTTGCAGTTTTACAATCATATCCAGTAACTGCTGACACTCCTATATCCGTAGTATTTTTTTCGCCATTAAGGGTTAATGATCCATCTAATGCTGATTTGAATAATGTTATGGATTTAAAAGTTATGGGGTCAGAGCAGCTTGTTAACAAAAATACAATAAAAAATGTAATTGTTATAAATCCAAAAACATACATATCCAACTGTTTTCTATATTCGTTCATCTTATAATTTGTATTTCAGCATCCTGATGCCAAATTTCCAATTCTTTTCGTAATCTATTCTCTTGTTTTAACTTATTAAATCTTTTGCCTGCTATTTTTTTCCACCAATTAATTGCATTTTCTAATTTAAATTTATCATAATGAAATCCAGGTTTTAATTCATCTGTTTCTCTTTTTAAATACTGTGGTACATTCTCATAACCATAATCTGACATATAAAATCTTTTTCGTTCTGTTAAATCTCTGGTCTTATTAACAAACTTACCAAACTTTTCATATAAATTTGAATTATGTCTTTTTAATGATTCCTTAATTACAGATACCATCTTTGTTTGTGTTTTAAGTTTTCTACTACTTGCTTCTGGATCAACTAATGGTTCATCATTATTTCGTTCTATAAACCATTTATTCATTTTTTTAAATGCTTCACCGTGTAATAATGGTAAAAAATGACTATCTGTTAAACCCTTAAATCTTAAATAAGGTTTCATACCATCATATTGACTTGAAGCTTTACTACTACCATATAATGATGTGGTTTCAAACAAACACATATTAGCGTTATACTTCCTATTTATGAAATCCCTTACATAGTGAGAACAACATATAGCAGCAAGTAATTTACCTCCCAAATAGTCATAACCAAAAGGTTGCGTTGGTACCAAGACAAATCCCATAATAACACTTGCATTAAATCTACCCATTTCTTGTAAATCTGTTGTTGCTAAAGGACGACCTAGGTATACATTACGAGGTTTGCTATTAATAACAGGAGAACCTAAACGAATAAAACCTACAACAGTATTTGTGTTTATCTCTTTTACTTCTAATCTTATACTTTTACCAGGTATACTAGACATATTAGTATGTGAAGATGTTTTATTCAACATTCTATCAAAAATTTGACCATTAGGTTCCTTAATACTAAATTCCATATCTTGTGGATGTAAATCAAAATTATTAAAAAATTCATCTTCATCTGCCATACCAGGTAACTGATAAGGAAAAGATTTAACTTGTTCCAATTTTTGTTCTCTTAAATACTGGTCAATTCTTTCATATTGGCCAAAATATTCCACAAAATAATTCATTGCCCATGTAGCGTCTTGGTCATTTAACATCATGCAAAAAAATCCTCTATTGTATTACTATCTGAAGCATTCACTTTCCAATTTATAGCATCCAATATAAATCGTAATGGTTCCATAAATGATTTACTAAACTGTTGTTCATAATCTATTAGTTTATGCATATCAAACTCTTTAGGCAAACTACCAATAAATGTAATCACATTAGCGTTCCAAGGATTCTTTCTTAAATGCACAAACTTGCCTTTATCACCCTCATAAATTTGTTGATGTTTATGAGATACTTTTTTTGTTTTCAATAAATGATTATACAATAATGCACCTTTCACATGCATTGGTGTACCTTTTTTATATATACTTGTTGTATCAGAATATTTTTCTACATTATTTACACTACGAGGAAAAGCAATATCTTCAGGTGGTAATAATTCAAATTCTTTCCTAAAATTTACAATAAAATCCTTCATTGATTTTTCATCTTCATTCATAATAACATTAAATGCCTCTCGTAATTTATTTCTACATGATAAAGGTGTTGATGTTTTAACCGCTTCAATACCCATAATTTTTAATTTAGGTTCAGGATATTGCACACCTTCGCTATTATGTACATTTAAAATATATCTTTTCTTTGCCGTCCAAATACCCTTGTCAGCAATAACTTCTCTTGCCATTTGCATTTTTTGAGCATACACATTCATATATTTTCCCAATTCTTGATAA